CCGTTGGTCGTCGTGCAGACGCCGACGATCTCCGCCGCCCCCGCGACGGTGAAAGACAAGACCACCCCCGCAACCGCACCCATCCATTGTCTCGCCTTCACCGCCGCACCCCCTAACCCCGAGTTGTGCTACCTTCACATTATCCCCCGAATCGCCCAGATGTTGCGTGCCGCGAATGAAAAACCGCTACCGCTGGTGGTTCAGAGCTTCTGAATCAAGACGATCTTCTTGTGGTAGGGCAGCCCGCTCAATGCGGCCCCGGTCGAATGCGAGCTCGCACTCAGTCCGGGGTTGACCGTCGACAGTTGGGCTGTGATCGGATGCGCGTGCCCGCCGAGGAACACCGCGTCCGACCCTGCAGCGACGCTGATCGTAGACGCAGCCGCGTTCTCCGCGATCAGTTCATATGCCGAGACTCCCGACATCGGAGCCGCGGAGGGTTGGATCACGGTCCCGCCGTGTGCATGCGAGAGTGTGTGCGAGGAGTTCGATTGCGTGTGAACATGCCCACCATCTCCGGATCCGGGAGCGGCAGGGCTCGCCGCAGCGCCCTTGACGAAGATGCCGACCGCGGCCGTCAGGACTCCCCACCCGCCGGGAGCGTCAGCGGATTGCGCCCAGAAGATGATCGACCCCGCCGGTAGAACTGTCTGGTTCGCGTCGACCGGCTTCATAAACACCAGCTCGTAGAAAGGCAGGGCCGGCTCGAGATCGTCCGCGATCGTCCCGGACGCTGATCCAGATGTGGTGTTGTCCCCGGGCGCAGTGATGGTGAACGGGTGTTGATGATCCAGTGAAGCGGCGACTCCACCGATGGCACCGAAGTTTCCCGGGAACTTCTGGGCAACGATCGCGTTCGTCGCCGACCCCAAGTTGAAGGCGGCTGCGGAATGGACGTGTCCACCTGAGGAATGCGTGTGCGACGGCATCGCTCCGGTGTGCTTGTGCGTCCCCGCCGAGAACGCGGTGTTGACCACCTCCGAGTCGCCGGTGACCGTGGAATTCGCCGAGTTGGGGAATGAATAGCTGTTGTCCTGGTCCGCCGTTTCGTGCATCGGCATGACCGTCCACGCCGTTCCGGACCCACCCGTCACAACGACGCGCACCACCTTGCTCGCGTCGGCGGTGTTGGTGATCGTCAGCCGCTTCCCGATCGATATGTTCGTGCCCGACAAGACGTTCAGCGTAGATCCCGAGTCGGAAGTCGTGAAGGCCGACGTGTTGACCCGAGTCGAAACGGCCCCGTTCGTCGTCGCTCCCCGGAGATACAGCCCGTCCAGGTCGGTGACGCGAGTCCACCCCGCTGGGATCGAAGCCGAGCGATACCCGACGATCAGGTCCTGAGAGAGCGCGCCCGTGGTGTTCGCCGTGCGCTGCATGAACTTCACGCGGCGGAAGTCGGGCTCGTTCGGTCCCGGCACGGTGGACAGCGAAGTCGGCGTGGCACTTGTCCCGCTCGAGGCCCCGACGTTCGAGGGTGCCCCGGGTACAGGGTGCGTGTGCCCGCCGTCGGTCAAGCCACGGTGCACATCGACCGGAGCCTGCGGGCCGACCGCTGCCGGATAGGCGTACTTTCCGAGGTACTCAATCTCCCAGTCGAGAGTGACTGCCCCGGCGCCGTCGATCCCGTGCGACGATGGTGTCGCCGAATGTTGGTGCGACGGAACAGCGTGGACGTGCGAGAGGCTGTGCGTGTGGTGAGTGCCCCCGAGCTGCGTTGCCACATCGGGGGACGATGCTCCCATTGCGAACTGGTTCCGTAGGTCGGTCACCTCGGCGTAGTCGGTGATTGCTCCACTAGCCAAGGTGATCGGGATGCCGCCCATCGGAACGGAGTCAGGAGAGATGTCGACCCGATCAGCGACAGGATCGTTCTGTCGCTCAGCCTTCAGCTTGACAATCTTCGCGTTGGCGTCGTCATACTTGACCTCAGTGATGCGCCACACCGGGTACTCGTTGGCCATCTCCGGGACTCGCGGGTTCAGTCGGTGGTAGACATACTCCCCGACGATCGGCAGCCTCTCTAGTCCGTGCACAATCAACTCGAGCTGGTGACGCTGCCTCGAGTAGTGCAGGACGATGGGCGCTCCGATGCCCGCAGCGGACGGTCCATCAGTGGCCAGTGCCTTGACCGCGATTCGCTTGGAACTCTGGATCGCGAACTTGCCCTCCGATGGAAGCGAGCTCGAGAGCCCTCGCGCTTCCATGTCCGCGATGATTCTTTCGGCGACGCGATTGGAGGCTTGGAGGTTGACGTCGTAGGTGACCGCAGCCTCGTAGTAGTGCTCATCGAGGAACGAGAGCGCCCGCGGTTCCGATCGGACCGAATCCGCAAGGACGGCAATGCGATAGACCTCGACGTCGTCCAGCGCGATCGATGTAGCGACGGTGCTGCCGTGGGCGGGATAGATTCGCAGCTCGGTGTGCCCTGCGTCCCCAGGTTCGGTTTCAACAAGAAGGGAATGCCTGGTCCACTTGCCGGTCTCCAAGACCATCGGGTCGGAGAGCGTCTCCACGCCGGATGGTCCGGTGACGCCGATCCGCAACAGGGTGGACGCGCCCGAGAGAAGGGACGCGAGAAACGTGACGACGTAGCTTCCCCCGCTCGGGAGGGTGAAGTTCTGAGCGATAGCCGCCGCGGCATCAGGGGAGCCGCCGTTGGACACCTCCGCCGAGCGGGCGCCGTTGTACTTCCTCGAGGTAGTGGTCACGAAGGTGGCGGAGTTTTTGACCCGCCATGGGAACCCAGAGGTTGAGTCGTCCTCGAAGCCCGGATTGCGGCAAATGTTGCCCACCGTCAAGTCGGGCACGTCGATCGCGACTCTGCCTTGACGGTTGACCTTCCAGAACGCGAAGACCCTGGAGCACAACTCGGAGAGCGCATCTTCGGTGTTCATCGCGCCGTCGATGACCAGTCCGACCTTTGGTGCTGTGGGAATGATCCCGCTGTTGATCTGATACCGCCAACGACGGTCGATCATCCGGAACGAAGGCTCGACAAGATGCTTCGCTGACACTCCCCCGTAGGTGGCGAGAATGTGTCGCGCGATCGCGCCAGGCGTCTGAAGGGCCGTGCCGGTCGATGCTCCGGTGCTGGTCGAGCCGATCAAATCGACGTAGACAACGTCCGCCGGCTCCGTGGTCGTAGGGAAAGCGGCGTTGTTGACCCGCACCTTCCCCAGGTCGATGTAGGCCGCGGTGACGTTGAGATTCGCCCCGGCGACCGTCTTTCTGGTGGTGCCATCGAGGTATACCGCAGATACCGATTTTACTGCGTGACCGGCAAACTGATACTCGTTCCAGTTCGCCCCGCCCTCTAGCGTCGTGATCCGATACGCGATGACCCTCCGAAGGGAGCCGTAGAGGATCGGCAGCGACTGGTCGTCGCGGGTCCTCAGCGTGGAGTCCGAAGCCAGCCCCTCCTTCACTGATATGGTCGTCGTCGCGATGGGGCGCTGAATCAGGAGTCGCCGGTCGAACAGTCGAAGGGTGAGCTTGCTGAAGTCCGATCCGGCAAGACCGAGAACGGCATCGCCGACCACTTCAAAGTCGGCGAGGTTGTTGGACTTACGCGTGAACCCCCTCCGCACCTTCGCGCGGAAGCCCTCGAACGTCGCAGGAACAAGAAGCGCATCGTCGAACCGACGGTCGGCAGCGACGACCGACAACGCACCGAGGCTGGTGCTGGCGGAGTACTCACCCTTGCTCGATGAGAGCCTCTGTGTGGCACCGGGAACGTCTTTCAGTAGTGGCGCATAGGGCAGGGTGGTGCCGGCCGAATCGACGAGGTTCTCCTTTTCCCTCCCGACCAGAAGGGCAGGGATGACGATCACCGTCACGTCGCTGTCGGCGGGCGAATCACCGGATGGGAGTTCGACGTATATGTCCATCATTGCCGAGTCCCAGAACCACTCCCCATCGGAGAGGTCCGCGAGCGAATAGACCCGGGTGTACTCCACTTCACCGACCGTGACCCTGGAGATCATCTGCACGTCGGAGAGTCGCTTGGAGAACCTGCCTGACGTGGTCGTCGAGTTCCAGTTCTTGTAGATCCGCCCGCCCATCTCTACGTCGGCGACGACGGCCACTCTCTCGTCTGGCTGCGCGCGAAAATCCGGTTGTTCCCGCATCCACGAGAACGTGAAATCTCGTGCCTGGAGGACCGTCGTGACGGCGGTGTTGCGACGCAGCTCGACGGCGTTTGTCGTCGCGCCGGCGTCCCTGCGATTGCGGATGAACCAGAACGTTGGGGAGAAGTCGGTGGACGCCGCACCGAAGATTTCGTTGTGCGCCCCTAGTCCTATCCCAGCCAATTCGTAGCGCGGCCTCGAGCGGATGGGATTATCTCCCCCTACGGACGCAGCGACGATCTCTATATGCCTGCCGGACGCAAGCGTGACGGAACCGGAGGTCTTCGCAGTGACGTAATTGTTGTCGCTGACCGACTGCGAGAAGTTGGTCGACAGGTCCTCGCTGTGCTGACCGGCGGCAAGAGCGGGAATGTTCGCAAGCGGGATGGCCGCGAGGAATGCATTCTTGATCTTGGCCGTGTTGCCGCCCGACTGGCGGAAGCGGATGCGGATCCTGTTCGTACCGGGCACGGTCACGACGCCGAAGAATCCCGCGCTCACGTAGTCGTTCGCAGTTCCGGGTTTGACCAGCTGATTCGCGAGGACTGTCCCGCCGGACGTCAGTTCAAGGACTACGTCGGCCCGAGTCGCGGTGTTCGTGTTGGTCGCGACCCACGTGGCGACGATCAGGTACTCGCCGGCGGGAATGTTCGCGCCCAGGTCGAGGTGGTCCTGGTAGCTTACCGACGTGGTCGTTTGCTCTGCGGTCTTTCCGTCTCCCGCGAATGTGCCGGAGAGATACCGGAGAGCAAGGATGCGCGGAGAGCCGATGGTGGCCGTTGCGCCCGCCGTCGGACTCGTCAGGTAAACGGCCTGCTCGTACCGCTGCCCTCCGACGAGAGACACCTTCGCCGCCGCGACATAGTTGGCCCGGTCTGGATTCGCAGAGGTGAGGTCGACCCGTGACGCCCCGTGGGCGCCGTCGCCGCTGTATGGATCATCCTGAAGCGCGTTGAGCCACAGTGAGGCTTCGGCGCCGGATGGAGTCCCGGATGACTCCAGTGTCCCGCACGCTACTACCAGATACGTGTAGGCATCCTCCGGTGCTTCCGAGAGATCTATCACGCAGCGTGCAACGAACTCGGCGCCCGAAAAGATCGTGCTGCTGCCCGGAAATGTGTGGGGGAACGTGACGGTGTCGACAGCCGACTGTACCGGCTTGAGCGTCAAGTTCGTGGAGTCCGTGACCTTCGTCACGTAGCAGCTGGCGAAGCCGGCCGACCCGTCCCACAGCAGAACTAGCTGGCCCTCGACGTAGAGCGGTGAAGCGGGGGCAGTCAGGACAAACGCGGCTCCCGCCGTGCCGAGAGAGACCGAGCCCGTGGTCGTCGCGGTCGTGCTTGAGATTGAAGCGCTCGACCCGTCCTGCGCGTCATAGAACAGGTCGAAGCTATCCACTGGCTTCCTCGAAGGAGATGCGCAGATCGTTCAGTTCTGGAGCCTCCAGTGTCCCGGTCTGACTGTCGGAGAAGTAGCCGTAGAAGCACCCGCCGCCCTTCACGATCGGATCGGTGGAATATGCATGTACGTCCAAGATGGCGTGTTTCGAGCCCTGAGCCGCGACCTTTCTCTTGAGGGTGTAGAACTCCGCGAACGTCATGTCGGCGACCGTCAAGTCAATCTCGTGGTAGGGCCTGATTGGGTCGGACCACTGTGCGCGGCCGTAGGCTCTCTGCCTGTCCGAGGGGTCGTTGGGGGAGATTCTCACGCCCTGATTCGGCGTGATCGCGGTGTAGTCGCCGAGGAAGACGGAGCCGATTTCGAAGAGGTCTTCGTCGGTTCCATAGGGGCCGTAAGTCCCTGGCGAGAGCCACACCCTCCAGAACCGCCGCACCCCTGCGGGACCCCAACCCGGCGTCGGCGTGCCCAGGTACCACCGCAGCACCTTACTGACGTCGTCCTGCGGATAGAGCGGGAAGTCCCAGCGTACCACGTTGACCAGGCCGGCTGAATCATCCGTGCCGTAAAGGAGGACAGTCGCGCCCGCATCGAAGTTGACGTCCGTCAATGCAAAACACGTCGGGAGCTTTGCCGACCCCAGGTCGAAGCTGACATACTGGTCGGTGGTCGCATTGGTTGACCGCCAAGTCTCCGACCTGTGCGGAGAGAGCAGGTTGGTCGCGGGATACAGCGCTCGCTCGGTGGTCTTCCCCGCGATCGATGCGTCGAGGGCCCAGTTGTTGAACCAGATGGCTCCGGCTTCAGGTGGCGATTCTAGCGGCACATCAGCCTCCGAACGAAATCCCAGCCTTGTCGGCAACTCGCTTTGCGATCGTCCACGCCTCGATCAGGACCTCGTCGTTCATCTTGACCTCAGCGTGGAGCGGCTGATTCTTCAGCGAATCGGCAAGGCGATTGAGAGCCTTCGCGACATCCTGGTTGCCGGAATCGCCGCTCCGTGCGCGACTCAGCGGGATGATCGCCTCCGGCCCTGACTCGCCGATAAGCGCGTACGTCGGACGGGTGACGATGCCACCAGCGGCCAAGTGCGGCGGCTCCTTCCACGGCGCGTCGTCGTCGTGGTACCAACCGTCATCGTCGGGGCCTCCGTATTCGATCCGATTCCGCCGATCCCTCGACCGAGCCCTCGACCGATCGCGCCGCCAGTCCTTGTCCTTCGTCCAGCTTGGGTTGCCGAACCGGCCGTTGCCGCCAATGTCCATGGGGTCCGGTGTGGCCCCCGCCGCAGGGTCGCGGCCCAGCGGGGTGAACGTGTCGACCCACTGGCTGTCAGACACCCCGCCCGTCCTCCCGTAGGCGTCGAGCTGGGTGATCTTCTCGTCGGTCGTCACGAGCTTCTGTCCCAGGTCGCACTCTCCGGTGCATGCGTTCGCGGCCTTGTCCGCGGCCGTGTCGAAGCTCTGCCCGGCCCGGTCGATGTTTTGCACCGTGGTGTCGAGGTTGAGGCCCAGCGCCTTAGCCGCGTCCGTGCCGATGTCGATGATCGACTGTATGGCCGCCTTGAACGCGGGGTCGTCGAGGATGTCAGCGATCTTGCCGACATGTATCGCGATCCCGGCGGCGGCCATGGCGATGCCCTCCGCGCTGCCAGCAGCAATGGCCTTGCCGAGGTTCCCGAACTCCCCGGTGATCAAGGCGAGCATTGGAGCAAGCGCACCCTGGATCACTGCGGCGTCGATGAACGCACCGACCAAGCCCTCGACGATGTTGCCGTATACTGCCTGCCGGAGAGCCAGAGAGAACGTGTCGAATGACAGGTTCTTTGGGTCGCGCAGAGCAGACTGGAGACTGCCGCCGATCAGGTTGCCAGCGGTCGCGCTCGCCGTGGTCAGCGCGTCGACGACCTCCTCCTCCGTCTTCAGCCCGAAGGCCTCCGCGACAACGTCGAACGCCGGGCCCATGGCAAGGATCGCCGTCTCTGCCGTGCCGGCGAACTCTTCGGCCATGTTCCCGAGTTCGGCCGCTTCCGCGACGTCGATGACCCCGTCCTTCATCGCCTCGCGCGTCGCATCGGAGAGCTTCTCGTTGAACGCCTCGAAAGCGATGCTCTCGACGAGCGCGTTCATCATGCCATCGAGGACCCCTTCGCCCGTGGACTTCCTCAGCGCCTCCTGCAGGTCATCTGCGGATCCGCCGTTGGCGAACTCCTCGATCGCGTTGTCGAAGTTGAAGGAGACCAGGACATCGAGCTTGTCGTCGCCGGCCGCTGGCTTGTCGCGCGGGTCGACGTAGTCGGGGTGTCGAGGGTCGAGCGGCGACGTGATCGGCGCACCCGTGCCGGGTCGTCCGACGCCGATCGGAATCAGGTCGCCGGTGCCGTTCGCGAAACCGGGCACGCCGTCAAGCGGCATGACCGAGACGCCGCCGCCCTCGTGCGCGAGGATCAGCTCGGGGCCACGCTCGCCGACGAACGCCATCGTGCCGGCCGGCACCGGGCCGCCGTTCGCGCGGCCAGGGATCGGCGGGACGAGTCCCAGCGCTTCGGCCAGCTTGCGCGCCGCCGCTTCGGCTAGGTCCAGTCCGCTCTTGAAGTTGCCACGGAGCGCCTCGGCAGCCTCGTCCGTCGCCGGCTGAAGCCCGCTGCGGAGCTTCTCGGCCATCTCGTCCGTCGCCGGCTGAAGCCCGCTGCGGAGCTTCTCGGCCATCTCGTCGGCGGCACCGGCCGCGCCAGTCGCGCCGAGCGCGAGCGCCACCTTCTCGGCCGACGACAGTACGCCGTCGCGCAGCGCCGTGCTGGCATCGGTGGCGGCTACGGCGAGCGCCTCCGCTCCACCGTTCGCCCCGAGCGCCGCCTTGATCTTTTCGAGCCCGGCTCCGATCTCTTCTGGGCTCGCGTCAGGACCGAACGCCTCGCGCAGCGCCACGAGCCCGTCGCCGATCTCGGCCGCCTTGTCGCCATCCAGCTCGACCGCGAGCGTGTTGATGCCGTCCTTTAGGGCGCCGGTCACGTCCGGCCCGACCGCGTCGCCGACCTCCTCCAGGTTCTTCGCGGCACGCCGCGCCATCTCGTCAAGCTCGCCGCCAGTATTCCTCGCGTTCTCGTTCAAATCCTTGACGTCATCCACCGCCTTGTCGGTGTTCCCGACGACCGTCTGTGCGACGCCGCCCAGGGTCTCGAGCGTCGGGCCGAGCGCGGTGAGCGTCGCGTCAGTCGCGCTGCCGATCCCCTTCGCGAGCCCGTCGATGAACGCCTGCTCGTCGGCCGAGATGAACCCGTCTTCGAGCGCGACCGAGACGGCCTGCTTGAGCTGCCCCATCAACGTGCCGAGCGCGCCCTCCATAACTGCGCTCTGCACGAGTGCTTCCTGCATCCCCTGCAAAATGTTGTCGCGCACCGACGAACGGAACGACTCACCGAACGCGGCGACGCCTTCGGATGTCGAGCCGCCACCCTTGATGACGTCGAACATCGAGCCACTCGCGCCGCCGACCGCGTCCCGGAGCGAGGACGTGGCGGCGTCGATCGCCTCTTTCAATCGGTCAGCCCGGAAGAGATCGGACAGGCCGGCCGTGCCGCTCGAGATGGAATCGGCGAACACTTGGCCCGCCTCATCCATCTTCGCCTTCAGGCGCGTGAGGTCGGCCTTTTCTGCCCCCGAGATCACGCCGTCCGAGAACGCCGCCGCGACCTTGAACTGGAACTCGGTGGTGAGTTGCGCGAGCGCGTCGCCCTGCGGACTCTTCGCAGCGAAGTCGCCAGCGGCTACCTTCGCCGCGTTGAACGCGCTCGCGTCGATCGTCGAGTCCATTTGCTCGCGCGCAGCATCGCGACCCGACCCGGGGGCGAGCGCTTCCGCGTTGGCAGCCACCTCGAACAACGACTCGGCCATGCCCTCGATCGCGTCCTTGTTCGCCCTGATTGTCTCTTCGAGATTGATCCAGAACGCCTCGGCATCCGTCGGCTTGAGCGCCTCCTCGATCGCCTGATCGACCTCCGCGGCCGCGTCGCGTATCGCACGAAGCTGCGGGATGTACTCCTGGAGATTCGCCTTGCCGAGCGCGATCGCGGATACCATCTGGTTGCGGAACGACTCCAGCCCGACCGTATCCGTCAAGTCGAAGTCGCCCTCCTGTAGCTTGGTGACTACCTCGAACACCGGAGAGAACGCTTCGGCGATTCTCGTCTTGTCGAACAGCTGCTCGGTGGCAACCCCGATCGTCGCGCTGTTGATCTGGTTGCGCAGCTCCTGCCCCATGGCTTCGATGCCGGAGAACACGGAATCTCCAGTGAACACCGCGGCGATGTTCCCGCCGATGAACGACGCCGACGCAGCGATCGAGGCTAGCTGGCGCTCGAACTCCTCCGTGTCAATCGAGAAGCCCTGCGCGACTAGCTGCTCGATGACGTCCATCGTCAGCGCGGTGTCGTCGGAGAGGTTGCGCAGCGTATCTTTGGCTGCATCGTCGATCTCGCCGAACGCGTTGACCCCGTCCTTTTCCATGTTGCGCAACGCGATCGAGGTCAGATTGACACCAGCGGGGTAGTCGCCCTTGAACAGCTGAGTGACGCCAACGAGAGCCTCGGCGTACGAGCGGGCACCCTGAGCAGCGGCAGCAGACGGGTCGAGCCTTCCGAACTCGACACCAGCCGCCACGGAGTCTTCGAGCACGTCGTTGATGCCGCGCATCGAAGTCATAACGTCGATGCCAGCTTCGTGCGCGAACAGGCGGAGCTGGTCGAACATGGCCTCGAACTCGACGCCTTCCGCCAGCCCGCGCGACAGGAACTCGGCCATGATGTTGCCCATGGCCTCGCCGAGCCTGCCTGCGTCCTCGTTCAACTCACTGCTGCCGAGCTGCGAGAACAGCGACTGCGTTGCACCGAACGTGAGGTCGATCTGCTCGTCGCTGAACCCCCGCGCCCGCGCGGTGTCGCTACCCGTCAGGTTGTTTCTGGAGACGCCCTGCGGCCCGCCGCTCCGAACGGTGATGTCGCCGAACTTGACCTGGAGAGCTGCGAACGTCTCGCTCGAGTCGAGTATTGCCTCTGCGCCCTTGCGCATCGCGAGGCCCAGCGTCGGCAATGCCAACACGATGTCGGTGAGCCATGCGTGAAAAAACCCGTTCGGGTCGATCAACTGTCCCGCTGCCGACTGCTGTACGCCAACGAAGCCCGTGTATTGGCCAGAGCGAAATGTGTCGCGATCGACAGAGCTAGCAATCGCGCTTGCGAGCCCGCTGCCCACGGCCGCGCCGATAACGCCGCCAAGCGGGCCGAGCCAGATCGAGGCGACCGCGCCAATAACAGTCCCGATCACCTGGCCCAGCGTATTGCTGGCGTTGATCACGCCCTCCTCGACGCCCTTCGCCAGAATGCCCTGAAGCTGGGTGTTGTCGGTCGGCTGGAACAGGGAGAACGCAGTGGCCCCGCCCCCGAGGGCATCACTCGCGACCCCGCCGACATCGACCGTGCCGTCCTTGTTCCTCGCGACCCCGCCACCGATCCGCTCAGTGAAGCTGATGGACTCGCCATCTGCGTTCTTCGAGCCGGTATCGCCGGTGAACAGCCCCTTCAGTCCGTCGAAGGTGGCTGCGCCGATGCCGCTGACGCCGCCCATCGTTTCCGTCCAGTCCTTGAGCAGACCGAGCGTGAACGACTGCCAGACATCCGACATCTCCAGCGTACCGTTGATCAGCCCGTCGATGGTCTGCCCAAACGCGGCGTCGATTCCTTCAAACGCATCATTGGCGTCATCCTTCGTTTCGCCAAACTTGTCCTTCAGCGCGTCAAGCTCATCCCCAAGCTTCTTGGCCTGATCGACTTGCTGCTCGGCTTGCTCCTGCGACGCGCCTTGCGACTTTTCTTTCTCGATCGCCAGTTGGCGATACGCCTCCTCGACCGAGATCACCTGCGCCTCCACCTGTCTCCAGATGCCGACTTCCGTCGTGAGGTCAGCGATCTGCTTCGCGTTGTCGAAGGTGTTCGCAGCAGCAGCCTTCGCTGCACCGGCCGCACGCGCAGCGTCCTCCTCTAGTAGCCACGCACCGACGTTCTCGATGGTCGCGCCAGCCGCGAGCTTCTGGGCAGCCTCGACCTCAAGCGATGCGCGCGCGGCGTCATCGAGGATCGCAGCGAAGGCGTCTCCCCCAGCGACGCCTTGGAGTATCGCGTTTGTTTGGGCAAGGATCTGATCCGTGCTGGCCCGCATGGAAGCGGTCGACGTGATGAGCGCCGTGTTTGTCGCGGCCATGGCGTCCGCGACCTGTTTGGCGGCACCCGCGACCTTCGGCAGCTCGAGCGCGGTCTTACTCGCTGCACCGCCCGCGGCATCAACAGCCGACGTGACGGGCGGAACCTTGGTGCCGAGCGTTTGGAACGAGCCACCCAGATCGTCGGTGAGCTTCAGGAACGGTTGCCCGGCCGCCTTCGCCTTCTCCACGGATGCGTTAAACGCGTCGATCCCTTGGCTGGTGGATAGGCCGAGCTGATCAGCGCGCGAGCGTGCACCGGGGGTGAGCAGTTCGTTCGGATCGAGGCCACCCTGGCCAGCGGCGATGTCATCGAGGAACCTGACTTGGTCAGCGGCGAATTTTGCGCCTTCAGCGATGATCGCCGCGAGCTTCGTCGTGAACGTCGCCGCGACTTCCGTCACCAGCCCGGTGACGATTGCACTGCCGATGTTTGCGCCAACTTCCGTCGCTTTCGAGACCGCCGCATCCATCGCGCTGTTCAGGGCGTTGACCAGCGCCGGCCCGAACCCGATCTGTTCGACTTCGGTCTGGAAGGTCTTGACCACCCCGCTAGCTTCGCCCAGGGCATCGCGAACCCAGGTGCCGATCGCCTCGCCGAACGCTCGAATGCCCCCCTCGCCGATCCCAAGGGACGAGACCAGCTCGACCAGCTCGGTACCGGCCGCAGCCAGCGCCGGCGCCATGCCGATCGCGAGCTGATTCTGCACACCCTCGACCGCAGCCATGAACACGCCGGTCGAGTCGCCGATCGAGTCCATGGCGCTCGTAAGCTCGCCGGTCAGATTCAGCCCCAGCTTGGCCGAGAGCTCTTGCCACTTCCGCAGACCGTCAGCGCCCTCGTTGAGGAACGGGATGAGCTGCGCGCCGGACCTGCCGAGGAGTTGCATCGCGATCGCGGTCTTTGCCGCGCCGTCCTCCGCTCCTGCGAACTGGTCCGCGATCTGGAGGAGGATCTCCTCGCTCGACTTGAGGCGTCCGTTCGCATCAGTGACGGCAATGCCCAGGGAGGCGAAGCCCGCCTGTGCCTCCTTCGAGCCGGTAGCCGCCTCAACCATGTTCCGCGAGAGCATCTGGATGCCGGTGCCGAGCCCCTCGATCGACACCCCCGACGTTCGCGCCCCGAGCTCGAGGGAGGACAGCGTCTCGACCGACACGCCGATCCTCTTCGAGAGGTCGTCGAACTCTCCGCCCCGAGAGATGCCCGCGAAGACGCCCTCGATCGCGCCACCGATGGCGGACATCGCCTTGCCGGCCAGATCCAGAGCACCGACGACACCGCCGATCTTGAGCGCGATCGACTCGAACGACGACAGGGACGAAGACGCCGCTTTCTTCGCGCTGTCGCCGAACTGATCCGCGGCGTGCTCGCCCTTGGCGAGACTCTCGACGACGCCCTTCTTGAACCCGTCCCCGAATCCAGCTGCGAACTCGGACGCCTGCTTGAAGGCCGTCCGCACGCTGTCGGAGTTGGCCTTCAGCGTAATGACGTATTCGCGTTCAGCCACGGCTACTCGTCCTCGTCATCGTGCGACTTGGGCCTGCCGACCGCTTCCTGTGCGGCCTCTGCGACGCTCGACGCCCAGAGCAACGCTTCCAACCTTCGCTCCGGCCGAATCATGTAGAGCCGACACAGCGCCTCGAAGTCCTGCAGGTACAAGACCCCGTAAATGTGCTCGTCCCGCTTGCCCTTGCTCTTCCGGACCTCGTAGCGGAGCGCTTGACGGCAGAACTGATAGACGGAGTACAACTCGGGATCGGCGAGGAAGATCTCCCATGGGCACTCGTCGAAGATGCACGTCCCGGGCTCTTTCTTGAGCGAGGTCCTGACCGCGCAGGAGTCCTCGCTCTTAGTCTCGAAAGGCGCGCGCCCACAGGCCGAAGGGCGGTTCAGCTTGAAGACCTGGAGGGCGAACGCCTTCAGTCGTTTTTTTGGTCCTCGACCTCCGCCTGCTGCTCACGGGCGCGGTTCCACATCGCGTCTTGGATCAGGTCGCCGAACTCCGTGGAGTCGGTGTGGGAGAGCAAGTAGACCGCAGCCTCTACCGAGAACTCGATCTCGTCCTTCGATCCGCTCGGGGCATCGAGCACGACGTCACCACGGTTGATGTGGTCGAAGTTCTTCGGGGCAAGGCCCGACCACCCGAGAAAGAACTTCTGCGCGTAGCTCTCCCGCCAGTCGAGGCGGAACTTCTTTGCCTGCGGGCTACCGGGACGAAAGCCTTTCGTTGGAGCCTTCGCCTGCTGCGCCTCCGAGAGTGCGTTCAGGTCGTCGACGGTGCCCTCCCTGACGATGACGACGAAGGCCGGCTCCTCCGGCCCCGTCGCGCCAGCGGGAATGATTGAGACGTCGATGGTCTTTCGCTCGCGCGGGACGAGCTTGTAACCCTTGGGCAAGAACGACATGCACTCCTCCTGTGACTGTCAAAGTTGCGGTTGATGGTGAGCGTCGATCAAGTCTTCTCGACGAAGGAGATCGAGAGCTCGCCCTCGTCGGTGATCGACTGGAGCCCGTAGCGAACGCGCATCATGCGGATGCCATTGTCGTCCTCTGGCGTGATGGAGACGGGCTGCGGCGTCGTGGCGGAGATGACGATCCTCGACTGGACACCGTCACCGTGCGTCGCGGTAATCGCGTTGGAAGAGGTGCCCGCCGAGATTTCCGCCCAGAAATTCTTGTTCACGAGGGTGTCCTCGAACTCGAACAGGAACTCCATGAACGGGTCGCGGTCGGTGATGTGCGTGCCCTTGAATCCGTAGGTGTGATTGACGCTTCCCCGATCCGGGCGCGTCGTGCCCCAGTCGAGCATGATCTCGCGACAGACCAGCCCTTGAGCGTCTCCCCAGCCGCCGATGGCGAGACCCAGGCTCTGCACCATCGTGGAGTTGTCGTTGGGGTAGGTCGGCGCCGCGGGGAACGCCACGGTGGTCGGCTCGTTGTACCTGCCATCCATCGTGAAGTTCAGCGTCGGGTCGTCACCCGCCGGCAGTTTCAGCTGGAACCCGCCGTAGATGCCGTTGGCCTTCTTCAGCAGCCCGTCGGCGTAGACCCACGCGGTTGCCGAGACCGGCAAGTCCGAGGTCGGGGTGTAGACCGTTGAGCTCGATCCGCCACCAGACCCGGAAGCTGCGGCGAGGCCGCTCGCCTTCAACAGAGGACCGAAGAAGGGCGCCCCAAACCCCGCCGAGACGCCCTTCGACATGAGGATCGTCTGCGGGGTGAAGTTCCACTTGTGGCGACCGATGCCGCGCTTCCCGCGGGTCAGGGACTTGCGCAGGGGACGGCGCTCGATCAGCTTGACGTCCGGCTTCATGATGTTTCCGTCGCCGAACACGATCATGCTGTCGACCGACGAGGACGGCGTCGGGTCCGTCCCGTAGCTCACCTCCGACTTGACCAGGCAAAGGGTCTTCCGAACCAGGTTCAGCCCCATGACGACACCTCCCACGCCGGCCGAAGCCGGAAGACGTGATCGTGAGGTGAGGATGAGTCGCGGTTACGACGCCACCGCGCAGGGCGCTACGTCCCCAATCCGCCAAGTGACGTAGTGGGCGATGGTGGGACGATAGCACGATGGCGGTCCGCGGTCACACGATCGAGGATCTCGACGAGCTTTCTCGCCGATGCTCCCCACGAAAATCGACGCATGTCGCGAGCGGCCTGCTTGCCGATCTTCAACGCCCGAGGATAGTCGAGCATCACCTCGGAAACCGCCCGCATCGCGTCCTGTAGGTCTGGCCACGCATAGCCCCGGTCCTTCTTGCCGGAGAGCTTCACTGGAAAACTGTTGGCCCGGTCGGCGTACTCCTGGCTGCCGGAGTAGTCGGTGATCACAGTCGGCAGTCCGGTGGCCATGGCTTCGGCGCCGGCAAGCCCGAAACCCTCGCCGCAATGCAGGAACAGGAACCCGTGCGATTGGTGGTAGAGCTCGATCAGCTCCGACACCGGAAGCCGCCGGTTGTCGAAGGTCACGCCCTGACCATGCAGAAGTCCCGGCTCGATCTCTTTTGCCGAACCAGATTCGAGGATCTCGGGCAGTTTCCGGACGTCCGCTCCGGTGGTCTTGATGTAGAGCTCGACTCCCGGCCACCGGGAGAGCAGGACCTGATGCAGGTTCGTCAGCTCGGTAAACTTCCGCGGATTGGGGGCGCCGACGTACAGCCAACGGAACTTCTGGCCCGGTCGCCATGACCTCGGGCGGTGCTTGAACAGATGGACGTCAACCCCGAGAGGGCAGGTGTAGATCGGCGCGTTGGTGTGCGGCCGGAACAACTCGACGCAGAACTTCGACGGCGTGATGATCACGTCCGCGGTCGCCAGCCCAACGAGTGCCTGGTAGGGCATCTCTGGCGACTCGAACATCGTGAACAGGATCGAGAGTCCGTCGCTGGGCTCGTGGTCCATGGGCGTGCCGTAGGTCACCGCGAGATCAGCTGCGTCGTCGAGCTCCACCAGCGGAGCCAGGTGCTTCAGCAGCATCGCGTTGGACGCCGCGTAGCCGAGGAAGTTACCCACGGCCTCGTCGGGGTGCCCAACCTTCCCGACCCAACGGACCTTCACCTGATGCCCTGGACGGACGGATCGTGCCAAGACGTTCGGTAGTCGAGCTCGTAGGTGATGTCGCCGTACACCGTGGCGTTCTCCGGGCCGTAGCCGTTCAGCACGTTCTGCTTCTCGCGAATGTTGACCTTCGTCGGGCCGGTTCCACCAGCGGCCTTCGCGACGGTCAAGCTCATCTCCCCGCCGATCTTCACGGCCTTCTGGATGTCCGCGAGAAACGCGGACGCCTCTCCGTCAGGGTCGTCGCCGCCGTATGCGTCCACGAAGACGAGCATGATTTTGAGGAGGCGGCGGTAGCCGGATCCGTCTTCCCTCGGAATCTCCTCCGCCTGCAGCATTACGATTCCCGGTCGGGCCACGGCCAGTGGGTTGGACCGCTTCGAGAAGACGCGTTCGCCGACCTCGCGAGAGTAGCCGTTTGCTTCGGTGATCTGCGTCAATCTAGTCCGGAAAGCGGAGATGACCTGGTCGCGGATGATTGCCACGTCAGAGGTCCCTCAACGCCATCCCGACGTACTTGTCGATCAGAGCCGGGGCTTGCGCTTCCGCGGTCTTGGTCAAGTACCCGGAACCCTCCTGCCTGACCTCCATCACCCTCCGCCATTCGGTCCCTGACGCGAGCCCCGAGAGCTTCGCCGCCCCATAGCCGAGCCCACCGACGCCGGATGCGGTGAACGCCGCTCCGGCCACAGGGAAGAACAGGCCCTTGTCGGTCTTGGCGCGAATGACCCCGCCCGGGAGGTATCCGGTGCCTTCGTCCCTGACCCGCGCGTACTTGAGTACGGTCGCGTTGGAGCCCTGCATGAAGCCGACCTTGAGCTCCAGGCCGGCGGATCCCGCGGTGATCACTCCGGTCGGGTGGATCGCCGATCGAAGGCGAGCGCTCTTGACCGGGGCGTTGCTCACGACCGCAGACGACAGCTCTTGCCCGACCCACTCTAGCCCCCTACGGAGAGCAGCGGTCACCTTGACAGCGTCCTCCTCGAGGAACCGCGGATCAGCGATTTCGACGTCAACCCTCACAGGCGTACCGGTCGGTATACCGGGTCGCGAAGAATCGCCTCGACTCCGGGAAGGATGTCCCGGACGTAGATGGTCAAGCTTCCGGGTGCAGTCGATTCCGAGGTGATGCCGAGCTTGTCTCGGTGCTGGAACCAGAACGCCACTTGCTGGATCGCCGCCATGTGGAGGTCCGCTGGGGCGTCGCCGACATCCCGACAGAGCCCGCCTTCGTAGGTGACCTGCACGGACTTCGCCCCGGCAAGGAAGGGGCGACTTCTCATGCGGATGATACCGTGCGGCTCGATCGCGTAGTCCCCTGCAGTGATCACGTTCGGGTCGGTCACGAAGTCGCCGTGGAAGTCCTCTTTGATCGAGGCCACCGATGCGATTGGGAACCGCTTGACCCGGACCCACCACTGGTCCCACCGCGGAGAGAACGTCTCGACCAACCCCGAAGCCCTGCGGAACACGCGTCCGGTGACGTTCTGCGCTCGAATGGTGAAGGCGTCGATCAGCTTCTCTACGAAGAGCTGGTGAGAGTCGTCGATGTCCTTCAACTGCAGCTTGACGTCATCGAAGGTGCAGAGGTTCCGGAGAGCGGTGCAGTAGAGGCGGTGGACGATCTTGCCCTTCAGCCCCGACGTGGTGGTGAACAGGATCTCCGCGGCGTGCTCTTCCGATTCGAGGGTCGCATCGAGCAACGTCGTGTCGAGGATCGCGATGGTCCAGACGAAGGCCCCGGAGCTGTTTACCGTCACTCCGTTGCTGTTGAGGACGTTCTGAGCACTGCGGGAGTTGACGATCGACCCCGACCTTGCGTCCCTGAGCGTCATCGTCAGGGCAGAGAGGTTCGCTACGGGGATGACTGCCCCAGCGTTGTCGAGCAGGGTATAGCGCGCCTCTCCGGTTGTGCCTGCGTCAAGTCGGACGATAGCCATTCAGACCCCCTTCACGGCCCGGTGCCTCAGTACTCCGTCAACTGCAACGTCGCCCCGGCGCCGAACTGTGCGCTGGCGGCGTTGTCGGCGCAGGCGCAGAGCCGATACGACACGGAGCCGGACTGCCCGGTGTCGGTAAAGCCCAGCGCGACGTACGTAGAGAGTGTCATGGACCCCAAGGAGAGATCAGCCCCCGCGAGCGTCTCCGCGGTTCCATAGGTCGCTTCGTTCTTCGCGTAGAGCGAAGAGATCATTGCCCTCGCCGGAACTGGCATCTTCTTTCCCCTATCCCCTCCGGGCCCCTGGCTCGGCAACGTCCACCGTGGCTTCGTTCGCCACGGTCGTGTCGGCCGGCGCCCATCTCCACGCGAGGGCGCCGGTGGTCGCGTCGATCTTGACCTCGTTCAAGTTCTTCGCGTCGAACTTCGCCAACGCCGGCCCGCGAGGAGCGTGATCGTCGCGGTTGAGATCTGCGCCAAGGTGACCGGTATGCGGACGCCGCTGCCGTCCACCTCCTCGACCAGGAGGGTGGTCGTGAACAGCCCGGTACTGCCGGCTTTCGCGTAGCTGGACGATTCGAGAGCCATCGGCTCAAGTACCGTTTCTGTTTCATGGCAATGCTCCCGCGAGTGCCGACGTGATTGTCGCGTAGCCATGGTCGCGAAAGTGAATGGTATCTATGCTCATCGGGAAGTCCGTCGTCCTCCAGTCGGGGCCGTTGATGATGCCCCGGCTGTTCATCTCCGCGTCCACCAGGAGCTTGTCCGCGCGGCTGGAGTCTGCCGGCATGGCGGTGTTGCCAGCGGCCGGGCCGTGTGGCGGCGCGGTGAGCCAGATGGTCGTGTTCACCGCATCCAGCGCGTCCCTCAGCACGACCAGCGCATCCACGTACTGCGATGTGGTGAGGTCTGTGGCCGTGCCGTTGTCGATGACGATGACGAGATCCGCGCCACTGCCGATGTAGTTCATGATAGGTGCCGCCGCTGCGCACGCCGCCTTGAGGTGCGGATAGTTGGCCTTCTCGTCGGTGCAGAGCGTAGCGTTCGGCGCTGTGGACCAGTCAACCGGCGTCGAGCCGCTGACGCACCAGTTCTCGACGGTGGCGTTCAGCCAGGTATCGGTGCGCTTCGCCGTGAGCTGGCGCAATGTGCGGCCAGGCTCGTGCGGGCTCACGCGGTAGCCGCCGACGGGATAGAGCACGCCGCCGACGCAGTATGAGTCGCCCACGATCTTGATCGTCTTCGCGTGCGCTGGGATCGCGAGCGCGAGTAGCAGAGCGATGGCGGTCAGTTTGGCGAACATGAGATCTTCACCCAGTTCGACAGCACCGCGACCCACATCACCGTGAGCGTACCACCAGAGTTGAGCGCGCAGTCCG